CGTCTCGCAGGCTGACATACAGCTTTCTATTTTCCTGTAGCTCTTTTTGATTCCTTCTCGATTCTTCGCGAAGCATTGCGTCGAAGGCTGTGATTTCTGGACTCACCTTTAGCGCCTTCGGGTTAATTCCCATAAGATTCATGTCTTCAAAGCGTCGTACGCGTGACAATGCAACATAGCCCATGCCATCTGCGAATGCCCGCCCGAGATTTATCTGCGCTGCATCCAGTGTCATGCCTTGGCTTTTGTGAACAGTTATAGCCCATGCGAGCCGCAGTGGGATTTGGTCTACCCAAGCGAGAATCTTGTCATCTTCCTCGACCGTCCACCGGGCTTCCCGAGCGACAACGCTTCCTCCCTGGCTTCGTTCGATGATGGGATATTCCGTATCTTCCTCAAAACCAACAACGGTTCCCAGTGTCCCGTTCACGTATCCCTCGCCCGGATTGTTCCTGACGAACATGACTAGCGCGCCTTCTTTCAAAACAAGTTCCTCGGGAGCCAGACAATCTTCCCGTAACATCTTCACAAGCTCAGAATCTCCCCACGATCGCATGTCGTATTGATGGGGTTCTGTCGTGAGGCGTTCAAGTTCTCGGTCATTTATTGAGTCGACATCATCATTTCGGCAATAAAGCTGCGTGGCACGTTCAACGGTTTTGATCGGTTGATTGTGACGCGTTTTGAGCGCTTGAATAGTATCCCCAGTTACCTGACTATCTCGGATAGCGTTTAAAACCTTAAGAAAGTCTTTATCTTCCTGGCGCCACTGCTTTTCTAGGTAGCAAACCCTGAATTGCGCAGCGTCCCATGACTGCGAGTGGAATGCAAATTCTGGCGGTGGCTCCCTTTTGTCAGGGACGGGTGGAAGTTGGAAGAAGTCTCCTGAAACCACAAGCTGCAATCCGCCAAACGGGCGAGCATTGCCGCGAACCGACTTGCACACCGTGTCTATGAGCGTGAGGACTCGTGCTTCTAGCATCGATATTTCGTCGATAATCAAAACGCGAGCCCCTGTGATGCGTTCCCGCGTATAGTCGTTATAAAAGAGCTTTTGCAGTTCCTTTTCAGATAGGCGCTTTCTTTTGGCAATGCCAGACCATGAGTGGACAGTGCGTCCGCCCATATGAGTTGCGGCTATTCCAGTGGATGCTGTAACGGCGGTCGGGATTTTATTCTCTCTGAGATACCCAATGTACTCGTTTAAGACATGTGTTTTTCCAGTTCCGGCAGCTCCAGTAAGAAAGACGTTCTGACCCGTAAAAAGGATGTCGAGTGCTTCTTCTCGTGTCATGCGAAGTACACGGTATACGCACTTACCAAGAGATGCAAACTGCTCAGGTCCACTGTACCTGAGAAACCGCCTTCTCTTTAAGTTGGATTTTGCCTCTGAGACAACCAAGCAGCTCGCGCTTCTCTATGTCTTTTCCTTCTCGCAGGAGATACTTCGCATAGTTTCGGATATCGATATCGTCGACGGCGATTTTGGCCTTTTTTCCTAAGAGTGCTTGCTGGAACTTCTTGAACCGCTCGACCTCCGCCTTGATCCTCTCCTTTATCCCGATCTCATCCAAGTCGATAGTATCCATCAACCCCTCGAATTGCTTGAGCAGATCCACCTCGTTGATGTACCCGCCCTTGCAGTTCCTGTCCCTCGTCTTGGCGCATCCATAGTAGACGTACCGATGCACGTTGCCATTCTTCTGCCGCTTGAATTTTTCGTCTGCGGTTATACCTGAACCGCATAGTCCGCATATCATCAGCTTGGTGAATGCGAACTCCTTACTCTCTGACCGGACATAATTCTTCTTTATCTGTCCCTGCACTGCGTCGAATAACTCCTTGGTAATGATCGGCTCGTGCTTGCCGGTGTACCAGTTGCCGCTCTTCTTTGGATACTCAAAGACGCCATAGTAGAAGTGGTTTTGCAGGATCACGTACACGTTTCCCAAGGTGAGATGCTTGTGGCCTGCAGCTGTCCTGAAGTTGAGATCAAACTTGAGCCAGTTATATACCTTTCTGCCGCTCCATTTTTCGTATGCCACCTTCTCGAACATCTTGCGGATTACGGGAGCCCGTTCGGCATCGACGGTCACATGGCACTTCCTGTCCGCGTGCTTCTCGTTGAGGTAGCCCGTCGGCGCGATACCCGGCCATAATCCCATCTCTACGCGCGTCCGCAGACCGCGCTTCACGTTGATGCTCTTGTTGTCGTTCTCGAGTTTTGCTTGCGAGCAGAGGATCATGAGGAGGAATTTCTCGCTGGGTGTATTCGTGAACGTCTGTCCGTATGTTCGTATCTGCACGAGCCGTTTCTCATCCATGAGGTCGACGACCGAGCCTAAGTCTCCCGCATTTCTGCTCAATCTGTCGGGATGCCATACGAGGATGCCGTTGAACCGCTCTCTCCGTATGTCCTCGAGGATCTCCTTGAAGACCGGGCGTTGTCCCGAATCCTTGGCAGAATGCGCCTCTCTCCGGATGTCCACGACATCGAGGTTTTCCCGTTCGGCTATCTGGAGCATCTCCTTTACCTGCGACTCGATTGAGAGCGCCTGCTTTTCGTCGGATTCGGTCGATTTGCGGGCGTAGAGGACGTATCTCACCTTTATGGTCGGCACAACTGCCGGTTCGCCTATACGAGCTGAAATCTGCATGTTTTCCATAGGCCACCATTCGTGCCAGACCTAGGACCCCTGTAAAGCTATGCAGACTAGCCATTTCGTCGCATACTCGTCGGCGCTCTTAGCAAAGTAGCGTTTCGGCGTTAGGGTGTCGGGCGATAGCAATCTGCTATCATGCTCTTACACAACCGATATTGGCCCGCAAGGGTAGGACCTAAACCAGTGACCTCGGTCACCGGCATGGTCTGAAATCGTTAGGTACAGAGAACCCGTCATTCAGGGCGTACCTAACGTTATAGGGGGAAACTCCTATAGGGCCGTAAGGCCTCCTGGTGGCGGGCTTTGTGTTTTCCAAACTCGCCGCTGCTTATCAGCTAGCTCTAGGAATATGAGTCAAAGCAGTTCGGCAAATAATTGGTGGCTCCCGGCGATCATGGCAGCAGCATTTCTGGCGACGCCACTTATCGTAATGTATGGCCTGCCCGGATTTGGTGGGACGTTTGACCAAAGGGTTAATAGTAGCGTGAGTAAGATTTACAACCAAGTCGCCGAGGATACGGTGGCGCAGTATCAGATCGCACGAAAGGGCGGAGATCCTGTTCAGATCTGCGTACAGGCCGGACTCGTCACCGCCGCCTACCTGCAGGCACAGGACGAATCGAATTATCTCGAATGGCAAGAGATCAAAAACGCGGATTGCGCAAGAGCCGGGATACCATACTAGACCAGGAGAAAGCGAACCCCCGCGATTAGTTAATCGCGGGGGTTTTGAGCTTTTTCGCGCTACGCGGAAGATATCCCTGACCGGCTTTTTCTCCAGTCTTCAATGGTACCCCTCAGAGAAGACCTACGCTCGAGGTGGTCTTCGTAGCTCGTGTGGACGAGCCAGCCGACGCATGCCTTCAGAACATCTGACACATCCTTTTCCAGTTCGTATGCTTCGTTAAGGATCATCAGCCTGTCAGCGATTTTGCATTGCATCCGTCCCATTTCTTCAATAACTCGTCCGCCCTCACAGTCTTTATCAGTGCAGTGAACCATAGTTTGTTATGTTAGTTTACTTTGTAATTGGTAATGTCACGTACTCTCCGACGCCGAATCCTGGTGCCGCTTGGCGATCTTTTGTTTCGCCTTTTCGACCTTCTTCGGGTCTTCCTTGTCAATCACGGAGATCTTTATCGCCGTGATCGGACTATCGCGCCTGAAGATGTCTTCCCAGAAGCTCTTCGGCCTCGGGCGAGCGTACTTCTTCTTGTTGTTGTCGAGCCAGTACTCGATCGCCCGCAGATTGCCGTTGTTGAGGTGAGCGATGAGCTTGCTCTCCGCAAGGTCGTTCACAGACTCGACGCCGGTCGCAAGCGCCTCGTCGAGGCGCTTTGCGAACTCGGGGTCTTCCTTTCGCCAGCGGTAGATGGTGTTGCGGGAGAGCCCCGTTTTTTCGCACGCGAGCGAGATGTTGGGGATCTTCCTAGCCTGTTCGAGGAATTCTTCCTCCTTCCTATGCTTCTTCATCGGAGCGGACAACTTTGGCCGCAACGCCCGTCAGCTGCTCATACCTGCGGATCGTGAGGTCGCAGAAGATGGGCTCGATCTCTACGGCGTACACCCTTCGCTTGAGCTGCTCGCCCGCGATGATGGTGCTGCCGGAACCGGAGAAGCTGTCGAGGACGATGTCGCCGGGCTTCGTGCACCGGCGCATCGCTTTCTCGTGTAGGGTCGGCGGCTTCGAGGTGCTGTGCTGGTACGCCTTGCCCGGCAGACGGTTGACCATCCACACATCGATATGGTCGAGCGATTCCTGGAGCAGGCTATTACCCGTCGTCATGTCGCCGTTCATCACCTCGTTGAGCTTGGTGATCTTCCTGTTGATGTACGGCTTGCCGCGAACACCGTACGTGCAGGGCTCGTAGCACTTCGAGAACGCGACGCTCGGCGTCGGGTTCTGCCCGTTCTTGAGCCACAGGCACACGCGTTTGTTGGTAATGCCGAGCTCGCGGTACAGGGACTGGACGAGCCAGATGTATGTCTGGTCGGACCAGTAGAAGACGTGGGCGCTATCCTCAGTGACCGCGAGCGCCACCTCCATGCTCTTCTTGAGGAAGGCCGCGTATTCCTCGTCCGGCATGCAATCGTTCACCGTGCCCCCATAGCTCGCTTTGCCGCCGATACCGCGGTTGTAGTCGAGCTTGATGTTGTAGATCGGGTCCGAGTAGATCATCGCGGCCTTCTCGCTTCCGAGGAGCCGTGTGAGTGTCTCGGGCTTCGTCGAGTCGCCGCAGAGAAGTCTGTGGGGCCCGAGCTCGATGAGGTCGCCGAGCTTTGTTTTCGGCTTCTTGATCTTCG